TTTTCACTATTGTTAAAATTAATAGAGTTATTTCCGGAATTTTGACATGATACAATTGCTGATATACGGGTTCTATCAGCACCATTTAAGTCGGTAAATGCGCCGCCAACCGAACTAATATATACCGTTTTATCATCATCATTACTACCATCACTTACAGTCGGAGCTCTTGCAGTTACTCCAGCAACTACTTTTGGCTCTGTAAATACTGATAATGTACCAGAAGTAAATGGACTTGAGCCGTGATTAGTAATAACTTCGACGTAATTATCTATTTGTCGTGTGACACCATTTGCTTGATTACTTGACGTAAGTGGGAATGATTTAGCTACATAATCACCAATGTCTCCATCTTGACCGGATCCTACATTTGCAGTTGTTGTCGTACCATCTCCAAAATAATGTTTGATTTGATTTCCGAATGTGGAGTGTGATCCTAAACCTGTTAAACCAGTGCTGTTTAATAAAAATTGATGATTAGTACCATTTACTACACGAACTGCTTGTGCAACATAACTAGGCGTAGGCATATCATCATAAATTTCAAAGGTATCACTTGTATCAACACCACCAGAAATAACAGTAGGATCTGCAGTTGTGTGTGCTGTTAATTCTAACTGAGTTGTCCGTTGGACATCTGTATTTGTTGATGCTGTAAACGTATGAGCAATCCTTGAACCAGTTACACCACCTGCCGCATTGTCGCTATCGATAATATTGTCTGATGAACCATCACCCCATGTCCAGCGATATGTGACATCAGCCATAGTTGTGTTAGTTGTACTATTTTCAAAGTATACAGTATCACCATCCTCCCAGAATGAGATAGGTGAACCACCTGTTGGAGCTGCATATACATTATAGTTTGCCACTGGATCTGCTGTGTAAATAATAATATATCCAGTTCTCACAAATGATGCTTCTGATCCAACTCCAGATCCGCTAGTATTGTATGCTCTTACAGTAACTGTAAATGGTGATCCAGTATTAGATGAATACGTATGAGTAGGAGTGCTATCAGTAATATTATTGTCTTGACTACTATCTCCCCAATCTACATCAAATCTATTAGCATTTCCATCTACTGAAATATTGAGTGTAACACTTAATCCTTCACCACCAGCAAGAGGCGAACCTGTAAATGTATTACCTCTTACAAATGTATTATTACTTACGTTCAGCATTGCTTCGTTTAATTCATCAATAGCATCTACAATCTTTGTATCAGATGTTAATGTTTGAATAGCACCGTCTGTTAATGCACCATCAGTTACATTACCTAATTTAAGAACCCCTGCTGCTTGTCTTGCTGCAACATAGTCAGAATCAATAAGAGCAGCTGCAATAGCTTCAACTTGTGCAGAATCTGTACCAGGTGCTTGTCTAGCTATAATATAATCTGAATCAATAAGTGTACTTACACGAGTATTTGTATAATAAAGATTAGTAGATCCTTCAGTTACATCATCAGTTGTTTTAGTACCTAATGCGCTATCAAACCGAGTATCAAAGTCTGCAGCTGTTAATTTAGTAGCAATTAAATTATTAAGAGTATTAAAAGCATTTGAGTCGTCGTTAAGCGCAGCTGCTAACTCATTCAGAGTATCAAGCGCACCAGGAGCTCCGTCAATTACGCCATTAACAGCAGAGTCAATTAGACGAGCAGCTTCAGCAGAGTCAAGTAGAATATTACTTGCAAACTGCTCAATTTGAGTTTGTGTCCAAGTTCTTGCAGCTACGTATGCAGAATCAATTAATGCAATAGTCTCGGCCGAATCTAAAAACGCAGTCGTATCAAGTCTAGCATTTACATATGCAGAATCAATTAATGCAATAGTTTCTGCAGAATCAAGAGATACAGCTCTTGCAAACGCTTCAATATCTGACTGTGTGAATGTTCGTGCAGCTACATAGTTAGAATCAACTAGTGATATGGTTTCTGCAGAATCAAGAAATAAGGTTGTATCTAATCTTGCATTAACATATGCCGAGTCAACAAAGTCGAATATGTTACTAGAGGATACAGAGGAATCTAATAGTGCTATTTTACCTAAAGTAGACTGTATTGCTCCATTTGCATCTAATGAAAATACTTTGACAACATTATTGTCAGTACCAATTGCTGCATCACCAATGTAAAGTGTGGTACCAGATAGATATAGATCTTTAAATCTCTTACTCGCTGTGCCTAATGATGATCCGCTATCAGTGGCAGGAACTAAGTTACCGGTAAAGACTGTATCTCCACCGCTATCTCTTAGATTTTGAATATTAGATGCGCGAGCAAGAATATAATCTGAATCGATTAGCGCAACCGCTTCAGCCGAATCAAGAAATTTAGTAGTGTCTAAAAGATTATTGATATAGTTAGAATCAATAATAGCTTGGATCTCTGAAGAATCTACACCACCAGTTGCGATTAATTGGTTAATTTCAGCAGAGTCTAATACATTTGGTGTATTAGTAAAATTTGTATAGTCTAAATAATATGATGGAGGATTACTAGCTAATTGGCTGGCATTTCCGACTGATGTTGCGTCAACACTTTTAATAGGACGTCCGACAACAATTTTTTTGATAACAGTTTTTCTAGCCATTTTTTATCCTATTAAGTTACAGATGGAGTAACGTGAATTCGTCCTTCAAGAATTCTTTCTACAATAGGATTTCCATCGCTATCATTAAAAGAAATTTCGGTATCGAATACATAACGACCAGCTTTTATTGTATCGGTAAGAGTATTAGTCATAGTTAAGGTAAGTATACCTTGTGTTGCGGGGTCAGCTATAATAGCAGTAAAAGCATAAGTGTTGTCACTGTCGCTATTAAAGCTCTTTTTCATTTTTGCTGAGCCAGTGTGTCCAGACAAGTCTTTAATGCTTCCATCATCATTATTGAGATGTAGCTCGAAGGCGACGTCTGAGCCCTTGTCTATTGTGAGTTCTTCGTATCTAGCCATGAAATAAACCTGTTAATAAAACTTTACTGTATTTATAAAAAGTCTGTTGTAGCTATTTATACATAGTAGTATGATATATAATGACGTGAGGTCGTAGAATGTTTGACGAAAAAAATTTGTGTAAGGCTCCATATATGGGGTTTGTTGTTAACCCTCGAGGAAATATTGCTCTTTGCTGTATGTCTGGTGATTTCCCTCTTGCATCTATTAATGAAGTAGATAATCTTACAGATTACTACAACACTGAAGAATTCGAGCAATATAGAGAAATGTTTCAGTCAGACGCTTGGAGAAACGGTAAAAATTGTCGTGACTGTCAAAATGAACCAGATGAAGATTCCCATAGAATAGTTGTAAAAAATAAAATACATTCACCTAACTTAATTCGTGATAGAAAATTGATGCTTGAAGGTAAAAAAGCTCCTATAAGAGCTTTAGAAGTAACTTCAAGTAACATATGTAATCAAAATTGTTCTACTTGTTTTCCTGGGTTAAGCTCTAAATGGAATGAACTTGCTAAACATCTTGGCCAATCGGTAATGCCTATTATTAAATTAACTGACGATAATTTAAATAAAATTATTGAAGCAATGCCTAGCTTGGATAGATTTGAATTAAAGGGCGGAGAACCATTTGCTGATAAAAATAATATTATGTTACTAGATAAACTATCACAAGTTAACAATCGCTGTACAGTTGTTATTGTATCTAACTTTCAAACCATACCTGATAAGTTTATGGAAATACTTAAAAGATTTGGTGATAGATTAGAAATGTCAGCAAGTATAGACGGCACTAATAAATTATACCATTGGATTAGAAGTAGTCCTTGGGAAAAAACTATTTCTACTATGGAAAAGTTTTATAAAGAAACAAACGTAAAAATTACAATCAATACATGTGTCTCAATTTATAACTTTTTTAATCTTGACGACATCATTGATTATTTTAAAGATAAAGAATATGTAAGGTGGATTACTCTTAACAACAAAGTGTTGCATCCCTTAGCATGTAATCCCAAGTATATACCTTATGAAATGTTGGAAGATAAATTAAACGAATACTTTATTAAATATGGTAATGAAGATAAAATAGATTTAGATGTAATCTATAATTTGGAATATGAAGAGCCTGATGCTGTAATAAAATCTCAAGTACTTATGCGACTATTTGGTATAGATGATTACCGAGGTTTTAAATTATTTGATATTGTTCCTAAGTTGAAAGACATAGAAAAAGAGTGGTTTAATGAAATTAATTAAAAGTGGCAAAGATTGTGAAGTGTATGATAATGGTAATACAATAATTAAAAAATACAAGTTTATCAGACACAGCATACTAGATCCTAGCTGGCTGCTGTATTATGATGATTTTAATTCTAAATATAATATACTTCCGGAAATCTACGAAATGAACATAAAAGATGGAATTCATACCTGTGTCATGGAAAAAATCGAAGGATCCTTGCTGCAAGAACTAGTTCTTCAAGCTATGTCTAAACAAAATCAAGAATATAGTGAAGTAATGCATTACATAAAAAAATGTCATGATTTAATTGGAAATTTTTTAGAATACAACATTGAACTTTCAAAGCAAGGAAAGATTATGTTTCATGAAGATTTAAATTTAACTAACATAATAGTTACTGAATCAGGAGATTTTAAGGCAATTGATATAGATTCTGTTAGACTAAATCCCATTAGGAAGTTTAGTTCTATTTCTTTATACGGAACTCTTATTACACAATTCCATAATCATTGTATACATTTAGAGTAAATCGATGAATATTCTCTTTGTTAAACATGGAAGTAAATATACTTCTAAACAAGTAAATAATCTGTACAATGAATTAAAGGAACATATTCCTTATGCCAATTATTATTGTTATACAGAAGATCCTTCTAACTTAAGCATGCCTTACATTAATATTAAAACAAAGCCTGTACTTAAAAAATGGTGGAATAAACTAGCTTTATTTGATTTAGATTTACCGGGTAAAAATTTATTTTTTGATATCGATACTGTAATTAATAGTAATCCTCTTCAATATTTAACGTGGAATGGATTGACTGTTGTAAATTGCGATTGGAAAAATAACATTCCCATAAATCACAACTATGATGTAACTATTAATAGCCAAGTTATAACTTGGATAGGCAACGAACAAAAACATATATGGAATTATTTTTTAAGTAATAAAGATTACTTTATGAGAAAGTACAAAGGTATTGACAGATTTATAGTTCACGAAGAATTTAATTATAATACGTTTAATACGAATATGATTCAGTCATATAAATACCAGCCAGATAAAATTGCACCTATTACAACTTACGAAGAATTAGATTATGGAACATATTTTACAAAGAAGTCTTAAATTAATTGAAGAAATATATGATAATACAATGTACGAGAAAAACGATTTTTTTCGCATTAAAGACATTATTCATTCTTTAGATTCTAAACAGATTGATTCTAAAAAATGGCTAGTAGAACATTTTTCACCTCTTTATAGATCTATTAAAAATGGTAATAACTTTACTGACGGCAATATTCTTATTATAGGAGGTTGGTACGGCTTACTTTCATATTTTTTAAGACAAGAATTTCCAAACAAAACTTTTAATATTACTTCTATAGACGTAGATCCAACATGTGAAGATTTTGCTTGGAGATTATTTTATGATTATGATATAAGTTTTGAAACAGTAGATGCAACAGATAATTTAAACTTTTCTGAGTATAGTGCTATTATTTCTACTTCGTGTGAACATATCGAAAAAGATTTTTGGATTGAGTTAGCAGCAAAGAAGAATAAAGAATGTTGGTTGTGTTTACAAACAAACGATTACTTTGACCACCCTACTCATATAAATTGCTCTAATACCGAAGAAGAGTTTGAAAGTTATATTCCTCTATGGTATGTAGCAAAAACTTTAAAATTAGATTTGGGTGATTTTAACAGATTTATGGTAATAGGTAAATGAAACAAGTTATTTTTTCCATCCATATTGATTTAGAAGAAGAGAAACTAGATAAACAACTTGGTCCTTACTGGGCTTGGGAACCTGAAGATAGATCGACCAAAACAAAACGAGTAATGAATGAATATAGCGAACGCTTAATAGAAAACAAACAAGTGTATGCTGATTTACAGGGCTGTGATTACTTTCATTACACTAACGGAAATGACTATAAACAGTTTAGAGATCTTATGTATTCGTATTGTACTGAACAAAACGAATATCATGTAGTTAACTTCTATAAATTGTGGAAAATGGAAAGATTAGCTGAAAAATATGATGAGGTCTTATACGTAGACTTTGATGTTCTTTTTGAAACGAAAGAAAACTTTTTTGATGTACATAATTTAGACAGTGGCATACACGTGCACTTAGAAGATTATCACGAAGAAGCCTTAAAGTATATTAGTAGTTGGAGCAATCAAAAATTATATTTGCGCTCTATGATTAACAAATACTTTATTGCACATGCTTTATGCAGTTATGATTTTATGAGTCCTCGAGTTCCTATTACAAATACAGGAATTATTGGAGCAACTAGAAAACATATTCAACAATTAAATTATTTTGAAAACTTAGAAGAAATTCTAAATAATATTACTTTATTTAAAAATGATCCTGATAGTATGTATACAGACAACATTAAAGAAACAATGGACTATAATAATGAACCAATATATTCATATTTGCTAGCAAAGAATGAAGTTCCTGCGGTAAATATTAATGGTCCATGGCACCAAATACTAGATCACAGAACCGAAACTCGAGAAGAGTATTTAAAATTAGAAAGAAAAATGACCCACTTTATTACGAAGAAGTTTGAGTGGCATTATAATACAGATTAATAATTTCCAACACATCCTTCGATTTTCTAATTTTTGTCTTTAAACTTCTATCTTTTGATTCTTTAATCGCTTCATTTTCAAATATTAGAATCTTTAACTTAAACAATTCTTCTTGATTTAAATCATTAGATAATAATTTTTCAAAACTTAAGGAATCGCTTTTAGGTTGGCTTTCTTCTTTATCATACATTTTCTTAAACATTTTTTTAAAGGCTTCTTCTTCACCTTTATTATAATCAAATGTATTACGAAGAATTTGCTCTAAAGTAGTTTCTTTTAATAAATTTTCCCATAGAGTATTGCCATCTTCACGTAACACGTTTTCCGATCTAATGATCGTGTCGTCATCATTATCTTTCCATAGTGCTTCGCATACTGTATGTTTAGTATCAATAAATCTAGCATTTACAAATGTATGATTAATCATTTTATTCTTTCCGAATTTTTAAAGTGTAAGTTGTTTCGGTTTCTGAACTACCTGCAGGAAATCTTTGCGAACGATATGTGTCACCACCGTCTTGATCATTTACAACAGCAGAGCTATTTAACGTAGTATCTGTCATAGCACTTCCTCTTTGATTACCAGCATACGACGCACCATCAACTCCTGAACCTTGTACTTCATATCTAATTCTATAACCAGTTTGACTTGAGGTGGCCCAATCAATTAAGTCAGATAATATAGAATCAATAGCGGATTGCGTATATGTTTGAATGTCATCATCTGTTCTAAGGAAAAGTGGTATGTTAAATGTAGGAGTGCCATCATAAACTCCTTGATTAGTTCTGTGTAAATAATAATTTGTAATTGTTGTAGGTTGATCAGTAGAAGCTGGTAATAATTCAGCAGCCGTCAATCCACCTGCTCCTAAGCCGTGAAAAGCAGTATTAAATCTTTGGTCGATAAAAACCGGTGTACTACTAATTAATGTATGGCTACCTAATGATGTGCCTGTGTGGATTCTATAAGTGCCATCTCTATCATTTCCATCAACTAAAATATCAATTGCGGGGCTAATAAATGTATCAAGCATATCTTGTTTTGACATAGCTTGTAAATTCCCGCTATTTAGAAATAATGGATATTTTCTATTACTAGCATCTCCAGGATCGCTTGCTCCACCATCCGCAGTCGATTGGTTGATTCTATCATATGTTGTAGACGCGCCTCTGTCGGTCGTGCTACCTGGAGTTTGAAACGACGATACGTGATTAGTGACACCACTAGCTGTGTCTCTATGATCAACCATTCTACGCAAATTGCCAGAAGACCCGACTACGGATAAGTTTACAGAGCGAGAACCACCCCATAAATACACACATCTATTTTTTATTTTAGTTATATCGGATGAAGATACTTCACGAATGTCAGTACCATCATAATATACTGGAGTTCTCACTGCCATGGATTAACTCCCTGGGCCGCGCAAAGTCTTTACTGTAGTACCTGCAGAATTAATAATATTTAGAGTAACTGGAGAACTAAATCTAGATGAAGTAATGTTTGTAGCTGCACCAGATGTAGTACTAATACTTACATTTTGTGATCCATCAAATGATACAGATCCGGTTATATCACCAATTAATGAAATAGTACGAGCAGTTTGTAATTGAGATGCTGTTGAAGCATTACCAGTAATAGCACCAGTAAATGTAATATTGCCAGCTGCAGTTGTTGTACCACCACTATGAGTAATAGTAAAGTCACTATCAGAACCAATCACTAACGGAACTGCGTCGTCAAAGCGAATCGAACCTGCAGTTACTACATCATTTATATTTGATCTTAAAAATCCAGAAAATCCAGAACTAACAGTAGTTACTTCGCCTTTTACTTCATTAACAGCAGCAACTAAACTGGACTTATCTGTAGTAGATAAAGATGCTATAGTGCCTTGCGCGCTGTCAAGTTCATTAATGGCTCGAACTAAGTCAGAATCATGTGTTGTTGTAAGAGTGACTAGATCACCGACATGCGTTGAAATTAGGTTTGTTTTTTGAACAAACACCGCCATTTGGTCTGATAAATTTACAACTGTCTTTGCCATTACATCTTCTCTATAAGTTTATGAAGCAGATTTTTTATTTCACTAACTTCATTTTTTAGATCTTCGAACTCTTTATCTTTTTTTCTACGAGCTTCTTTTCGTGCTCTTGCAATTTCTACTTCTGATTTATTTATATTCAGTATAGCACCTGAATTTGTATCTCGTACTAGATTAGTATGCCCTTCAACCTTTAATCGACTCATTATACGCTCATTGCAATTGCTCTTAAATCTTTTATAACTGGAACTTTAGCAGCATTTGTAGATCTAAGTACAATCTTAGTTTGGAATTGAGTAAAGGCAGGTAAGTCTCCGCCAAGCCCACCAGCAAGATATCGATATTCTCTAAACATTCTCGGAGACTCATCAGTAGGATTATTTGTTTCCTCTAATAACAAACTATAATCTTGCTCATACAAATTTTGATCATCTGTAGCTGTTCTATAATAAACTTGAAAGTCTGTGGTTGATGGTCTATTTGCAGTTAAGATGATCTTAAGACCCACGGCATCTTGTTGTAAAGTAACAGGTGTAGAAACGTGCTTTGCGGCTGAAGATCCACCTGAAGCAGAAGTTTCATCAACAAAATTAAATTGTGAATTAAATCCAGATGTGGCTGCTGAAGCTGGTCTATCTACAAGATTATTAACAAGAGTTGCTGATACTCTCTGCATGTCAATCATAGGAGAAACGTTACTATCTGATGAAGACATATTAAGGGAAAGATCTAATGATTTTTGATTAGACCCTAACTCTGATGCCTCACTTCCAGCATTAGCAACTACATATGGCACAGCTGCTAAATTATTTGAATTTAATTGAACATTTGCAAATGATGTGCTTTTTTGAAACGCGGTCTCTGTTCCAGCAAATGATTTACCTGTTGTTGCCTTTAAACCAGCGCTAATAGATGTATTATTAGGTATGAGAGTTTGTACATGAGGATAAATAATGGTATATGGAATATTTGTAGTGGCAGTAATTGCATTATTTCCTGCATCAGCTGTTGCCGTAGCCGTAGCACCTGCAGTAAACGAATAACCAGTCCAATCAACAGCAGTAACTGTGTGAGTACCATTTAAATGTGATTCATCAATGCCGGCAAATCCACCCGAATCTACACCTGCAATAGTAATGTCTTCTCCTACATGTAAACCACAATTAACGTGTTTTACTCTTACGGTACTGCTGCCTTGAGTAAATGTCAAAGCGTTTTCAGTCAGTAAATACTTAGGTACATCTGTATTATTAAGAACTGCAGTTCCAGTTGAATGTAAGAATCTAGCTTTATGTATTTTGAATGTTAAATCTTGGTTTTGTGCAGCAGTAAAGGTAACATTATTTTGAGAATAAAACAATGATCCGGATGTGGGTTGCCGATCTACTCTTTTTTCAGTAGATCCTACTAAGAATTCATTTGTTTGAGCAATGTAAACTTCATAATCAATCGAATCTGCAGTCAATACTATAGCATAATCTGTTAGGCCTTTTAAGTATACTGGCTCAGGAAAAGTAAACGTAGTAGCAGATGTAGCATCGGTAGAAGTGTTGACACTTGATCCGGCAGTTACTACTTGTGATCCCGGAATAATTTCTGTAGCTGAAGGATATCCATTATCCATCGGCCTTAGCTGTAAAGTAACTGGAAAATTTACATCTTTTTGCGCAAAAAACAAATCAATTTTTGTAACGTATATACCAGATATTTTATCCACAAAAAACGATTGTGCAATTGGATGTTTATTTAGTTTGTAACCTAATGAGGTTGCCATTATTAATGCTCCTTAGCGCGCGCCTTCTAGAACGGGCTGTTATTTTGATCCGGATGATGACCCACGTCATCATAAGAACTGTAATTCCCTGCTCCAGCGTTTGTTTCAGCATCTGTTCTACCACCAGTACCTACATTAATGTTGCTATTTGGAGAAACGGCAAAGTCATGGTGTGGATCGCTTACTGGCTGATGCCCCGGGGAATTCATGGCATTTATCCAGTCTTGTAATGTAGCAAAATGACGATTTCCAGCTTGATCTATGTAATTAGAATTACCGTCACCGCTACTGTAATAAGGTCTGTGAATAGTAGAGCTGGTGCCTTCGACTGTTAACATTCTTGTTGATAAATAATCTTTTTGTTTTGTATCTAAGTGACCTACTGATGAATAAAGCGCTCGAGCAATACTTAATGAATCATTATCATTAGGTACACTTATGTCTAAAATCTTAAATTCTCTAGTGCCCGTTTTAAAGCTAAGAGTTGGTCCTCGAGGAATAAAAAACGATCCTTCAACCATTCCGTTGGCATCAGTTTCAAGAGTACTTGCTGTTTCAGGATGCCCAGTAGCATTCCTGTGTAAGTTGCCATAATCAACTGCATTATCTGAATGATATGTAAATGATTCGGTTCTTACCCAACTTGCAACTGGTTGTCCATCAAAAAATGCAAATACCTTTGAGTTAGGTCTTAAGCCTTCACCCTTGAAGAAAATTTTACGAGATCTCATAAATGGTAGTAGTGCAACATTTACCACCCGCTCACCTACGAGTTTTTGTACAACTTCATCTGACACCACCTTATTTACTACTGTAGTTGTTACATTACCGCTATTAGTAACTTTAGAGTTTGTTGCAGATCCTACCTTTAATTCTTCAATAGGAGTACCGCCCCAATTCCATGTCCAATTATCCCAAAGTAATGCCTGATTAGTGTCTAATTTAGAGCCACCATCAATAATTTTATTTGCAATATATTCGGTGTCTCTCCATTCATCAGAGCCAGGAGAAAGTGTAATTATGCCTTCATGAACTACCACTTGAAACGGATTAATAACAACAGATTGACTAGCTAAGCTTTGATCCATATAAACTTCATCAGTATATTTAAGATATATATTATCACCTTTTTTAATTGTATTTGTAGAAGCAGCTGAATCATACATTAATTTAATATTATCTTCATAAAACCAAGGGCGCATTATCTGTCGCAAAGGATTAATTGATGCTCTATATTCTCTTGATCTAGTATCAGACAAAGCTTGTGTAGAGAAATTATCTACAACAACGCCAGACTTAGTTCTGTTAACTCCAGCCGAATCAAGTACTTCGAAATTATTTGTATCTAATTCTAGTAAACTAAGTGATGTAAGTTCTTCAATCTTATCAACTCGATCTTCAAGTCGTGCGATATCAGCCATTGTAAATCGTTTGTTTTCAATCTTATTAATATTAACATCTCTTGGACTAATAGTATTAGGATTTAGAGTAATATTATATAGTCCTAAAGTTCTTTCTGGCTTTTCTGGTAATGAAGGATTAAATCCTGTGGGTCCTTTAATGTATTGAATGACTCCTTCAGTATCAATTACCAGCCGCGCAGATGAAGATTGATAATATGTACCATCAAATCTAATTAAGTCTGAAGGCTGCGGTAATTCTACTACTCTTCCTCCAGTTGATATTCCAGAATAATTACCATCAGAGTCTTGTACAGATCTAAAATCTAGTACAGATCTTAAATTAACAGTTCTTCCATTTGATAAAGTGTGTGAAGGAATATCACCGTATTCTACTTGACCAGTATAAGAATTAACTGCAAAGAAATCTCCGTTAACGCCGTGCTCAAAATACTTGTATTTAACATGAACTAATCCACTCGGCGCTGTCATACCACCGTTTAGTGTTAACTTACCTAAAGCATAAAAATTATCTCTTTGTCCTCTGTCGAGTGAATACCTACCAGAATAGTTAATTGAGCTATCGGCATCATCTACAATTTCCGTAATACTATAAATGTCAGCTTTACCTAAAGGAAGATTTCCACTTGCATCAGGCGTAATAGATCTAGACATATCGGTTAATGTTTTAGCTCTAACAATGCCATTGCCTTTATTAACATAAGCCAATATTTCTAAGTTTGTAACACTAGTAGGTAATCCACTGATTGTAGCAGACTGTGTACCAGCACCAGTTACACTAACTGAAGTAGTAATAATTGCGTCATTTGCTTTAGCAAATACCCAATCTCCGGTATTCGTAAAATCTTCACCACTGGCTGAAACTGTAATTGTTGTTTGTCCAGAGCTATTAGTAGTAGTGGTGAATCTTCGCTGGGTTACTAAAGAAATATCTGCAATAGTGCTAGGTCTATCATGAGGAAGCGGGAAAAGAACCGTACTTCCGGTTTCTTTAAGTACAGCTTTACCTAACTCAAGCGTAGGATTAAAATAGTTTGTACTAGTGGTACCAAGACTTTTAACATCTCTAAATGCTTGACCAGTATTCATTACAATATCAAAGAGGTAATATCTATAGTTTGCTCCGTCTTCAGCTACGCCTCTCACTCGAGCGGTACCAATAGTAGATCCTCCATAATCAGCAACTGTTCTAAGATTTACTAACTCAAGTTCATTAATGTTAGGAAGGCCTTTGACTTCGGCTGGGTCTACTAACACATAATTGCCATAATTAGCTGCTGTTACGTCGTTATTAATTGTAGTTGTTGTTGTAGCCTTTTCAACTCTAAGACTTGTAGGGGTATATTTTGCAGCTCTATATCCTTCAACAACCGCTATGCCGTCAGAAATTTTAAGATTTAAAAATCCAGTTGCAGAGTCGGTTTCGAAATTAATTGTAAATGGTTCTACTATGTAATCGCCTGAATTTTCAGATATTCTTTTTGCAATTAATTCATTAGGCACATTATAAGAATCAATTGTCTTGACTGCAGACTGAATACGACCATTTACGATATTTGCAACGTGTACAAAATTTTCATCAGAAGCAACTTCTGCTTTTGTGGCAATTTGAAGACGAATACGATAACGATCAGCACCAGGTGCTGACAGGTTTGGCGTAACACCTTGATTATCAAATAGTGCAGTATCGTCAGCTGTCGTCACAACTTCTTCAATAATCTTAAACCCACACTCAGCATTTGGTGCATCTGAGTATTTCGAAATTATTTTTGATTGCGTTTCAACGAATATAAAATTACCATTTGCATAGTAAATACCTTCACCAATAGAAAAACGGGAACCAGTACCGGTCGCTGGATCATCTATAGTATTTGTAGTTTGTACAACTAAGGTCGTACTACCATTATCCATTGTTTCACCGGCATTCATACGAATAGGATCAGAAGTTGTTGATGCTGAGGCAAGTGTAGAAGTATATTGTACATACAGTGTAGCAGGGTCTGAACCCGCAGCCGCTACTACTTCTAAAACCTTTGCAACAACACCTGACGATTGGCCAGTAAATGATGTACCTACGAGACTAGATGGTGTTCCAGGAAGACTATAGACACTAGTGTTCAGCTTAATAAACTCATACTTAGAGTTTAAGTTTGCACCACCTGGTTTTACGACAGCACCTTCCAAAAAGATATTATCACCAAATCTTTTAATTTGATTTTGGATAATAGTCTGTAGCTGCGTTAATTCTCTTGCTTGAAGAGCAACACCACTATTAAAGAGGATCTTATGATAATTATCACTATCTAAGTAATCATCCTTATAGGTATTAGGAAAGGTTGAACTGGTGATCGTAGTTGCCATTTGAATTATCCTATAGCGTAATTACAGCTTTAATGTCTTCGGTCTGTGTAAGAGTTCTTTCGACAGGAGCTCTATTTTCAATGTAGATAATGTCATTCTTAAATCTTTCAACATCATCATTACTAAATGCATCTGAGTCGGCGTCAACACCTGAGGCTACTAATGTGCCTGTTTGGCCACCACCCGTGATTGTTTCACCTTCATTAAATGGTAAGAAACCAGTAATTTCAGTTTGATGTGCATAAAGTCTATCACTATCTATATCATCAATAATTGCCTTTGCACCCGATGTTGCGCCGGTAATTACAACGTCTCTTACAAATGCTTCAGTGTCAGCAACTGAGGTAAGCGAAATATATCTTAATAACCTTCCAGTTGAATTTGTATAATCAGAATCTGCATACCTACGAGGACGCTTCATTAAAGCAACCTGCCTGAAATCTTGATTAGCAACAATAAAGTCACCGTTTTCAATACCAGATGGCTTTACGTTAAACATTAAAGATGACGAGCGAAGATCAGAAATTGCATTACCACCTATACCTGAGTCAGTAGAAAGAATTGCTCTAGCGGTTGCTCCCGCGCCACCACCACCTGTCATAGTAATACTAGCAAAGTCATAACCAAATCCCATTGTCATTGCACTATCAGCACTTGAATCAAGCTCAATGTTAATTACTTTACCAGCTGATACTGTTGCAGTGGCTGCAGCATTTTTACCGTTTCCTACAATAGTAACAGTAGGTGCAGATGTATAGCCATTACCTTGGTCAGTAATAGAGATACCTAAAACTTGTCCACCAGTTGCAGCTTCTTGAATTAATGCTTGCTCTCGTTCTCCTACAATAATACCGGGTGTACCTGAAGAATCATAAATTTTAGCAACTGGCATAAAGTTCGCAGATAGAAACTTAGCACTAGATGCACCAGAAATTGAGTACATAAATTTCCAAATGTAACCGTCAGCCATTTTAACTGGGTTAGTGCCTGTACCGCTCGGCTTTTCAGTAGATTGTACTGCTGCACCTAAAGCTGTTTTACCCTGCTTTAAGCAAATGTAAACTTGATTATCTTCTGTAATTACGTAGTATGAATTAGAAGGAATTGCTGATAAGTTATCATCCCATGATGAGTAAACTGTGCCACTTAACCAATTATATCTAGGGATAACAAATGATACATCAGTTACTTGCTTAATTGATTGTGCAGATAACTTAAAGTTACGAATTTCTCTTAGGCTATTAAGAGGTGCAGGTACAGTTTCAGCACTATCCCATGCCTCTGATCTACCAATCGCTACATAATACCGATTTGTTGAATTTACAACTTCATCATACAGTGTATTAAGTAATTGAAATTTAAGTTTGTTTGTTACAGTAGCAGCCATTTCTATTTCCTATTATGTAATTGCAAGATAGCCGTGAGCCGCGCTAGCACCACCTACCATATACCAGTTTGTACCATCCCAAATACATTGAGCCGATCCATATTGTGTGACCGTAAATGATGTACCTTGAGCAAAATTAGTTGGAATTACTGTTGCAGTTCCAGTATTTTTATTTGTAAAGATTTTAATTTCACCAATTATTGTACCGTCTGCAAGAGTAGCAGAAAGAGCTGTTGCTCTATTAAATTGTATATATGTCTTTGTTTGATCAGCAGTACCATTGTTTGTCATGACAGCAGTATCATATGCTAGCTTTGTAGTAAAGACCGCACCTGTACCTTTTGAAGATACACTCATACTAATATTAGGATCTGCACCTTCTACACTTAACTTAGGATTATTACTATATCCCGCGTTTTCAATAGCTAAGTTATTAACTGCCGATGTGCCTGGTGTAGTCGTTAAGAGTATGGCGCCATTAGTATCTTTAATATGAGTTGCAACTGTAGGAGTAGTTATTGTTGGTGAAGTTAATGTTTTATTTGTCAATGTTTGTGTTTGCGCATTAAATGTAATCGTGTCATTTGTAGACAGTGCTGGAAGTGTGACTGTACGATTACCACTTAGTGCTGATGCAGTAACATTATAGTTATAGCTTGAAGTTGCGTCTTCAATTGTAGGGTTTGTCATAGTTGGGGTAGTAATTGTTTTATTAGTCAGCGTTTGAGTAGCAGTATCAACTACGATATTACCAGACGCATTAGGTAATACCTGCGTATGATCAGCCGATAATGTTGCAGCACTCAATGTAAGCTGATTTGCATCAACAACCGTACCTTCAAAAATAATACCGTTACTATCAAAGGCAATACCTGGAGCTAGGATATTACTATCACCTCCAAAGGCTTTGTACAGCTCTACAAAATTAGCGTTAATTTTAGTCGCGCCGCTTCGTAAGGTATCACCTGTACCATCATTTGCAGTAGTGCCTGTCGATAAATTTTGTCTAGTCATTATTTAGTCCTATATAAACTTCTTGTTTCTATTTATACTAGAATGATGAATCACTAAGGTATCTAGTGAACATATCATTGTCCATTGTCTCAATAACATTATCGAGAGAAGGTCTAATCGTATCACTATCATCAAACGTAAACGAGTTAGGTGTAATAAGTTGAGCAATTGATTCGTATTGTGCATCAAGCTGAGCTGCTGTTGCTGTGCTATACGCTGAAATTAGTGTAGTTAAATCGTAGCGATATGTTCTATTATCAGAATCAACCAGCCCAGTTGTTGATACAAAGATTTCCGGAGCAACGGTAGCCTCTGATTGAATCAGCCCAATAAACGATCCAGCTTCAGACGTAATTTGTATACTATTTAATTTTGCTTCATCTTCAGTAGTTACCTCACCTTCGAAATAAAATCCAGCCGGATGTACAAACTTTTTATATAAGCTTTCGTATTGAGATGTACCTAACCCAACTTTAACCAAAATTGAAAATATTTGATATTTTTTATTATTTGTAATATATTTTTCAGAATCATAACCAATCTTAGATTCACCTACCTGGAAAATATCTTTCTTAGGATATTCTACTTCTGCAGTTTTTTGATAAAAAGCCTGAAAGAATTCTTCAAGTGAAAAGCGAGAACCTTTATTTCGATAGCTATCAGCAAATCTGCGCATTGTAAAGCGCGGATCTTTAAATAATCCTCCACCTTGCAACGATGTCGTTTCATTAATAAGTAAATTTAGATATTCTTCAGGAGTTTCTCCAATATCTCTAATAGAGTTTAATTGTCTAATTTCTGTATCGAATGCATGAGCGCCGTCTGAATCAAGAAAATCATAATAGTATTCTAACACTTTAATAAAGTCTGGGTATTCTGATACAAAATATTCAGGCAGAACTTCTTTTACACTTCTTTTTCTGAAGTTTATAGTTCTACGGCCTAGATCTTTAAGTTTATGTGACATATCTTATAATGACGTTTGAGTGTTCTGATAATCTATTTGAGCAATTGCACTAGATAGTTGAGTATCAATCTTAAGAACATAGTTACGAAGAGGTCTGACTGTACTTTGATTTCCAGGTGTAACTGAAATTTTAATACTTGTACCGCCTTCTATAGAAATAGGATTAAATCCTTCTAATCTAACAATACCAAATCCTGGAAAATATGTACCAATATTATCTACTTCAACTTGACCGTCGGCGTTAATAATTTGTAGTTTATTAGAGCCTAACTTATTACGGATAAAACAAGGCCTAGAATTAAAAGTAAATCTACTCGTTGATACTCTTACTAATTCATCATCTGGAGTCGCAATGGCAGCAGGAAAAGTTGTAGTATATGTAAGAGGTTGGCCAACGACAGGAGTAAAACGCTGCTGCATTTTAACATTAATTTTTGTATTTAAAATTGACTCATCAAGTACATCAATAAGAGATAAAAGATTAGACCTTCTAAATACTTTATCAAATAAGTTTAAATTGTCTTCAAAATAATTTTGTACTGTAGCAAACACGGCATTTTCTGTAGCTTTCGGAGACGCTGTAGTAAGATCCGGATCGAAGTTGAAAATTGTTTCCACTTCAAGGAATGTTTCGACTACATCTACATATTCAGTACTAATTGACATAACAGAAAGATTGTCAGTTAACGTAGTGATTATGTCGCTTTTTGTTGCTTCTTGCACTATTGTTGATGTACCATCTTTAAATTTAAGACTAACGTATACTTTACCATATTCAGGTGGGCTATTGTCTTCTCCGCCCCATGAAACAACATCATCAACTACATGATTATATTTTGCTAAAATTTGTGCAGTATAATCTTGTGCAGTAACTAATCTTTGTTGTGACAAAAATAGAAGTGGAGCATTTGCTCTTATTGATTCTATTTCTTCTCTTTGAGAACCAGAAGCTGATCCGGCTTCTGTTACTACAGTAAGTGGATAATCTATTCCATCAATAACAACATTGGCAGAAGGTGAAAAGACTGTAGCAGTATTTGCTGTTTCACCGGATGATGACAAATACGTAACTACAATTTTATTACCGGCTTCTGGAGCTTTACCAATAGTGTGTCCATCACTAAATATAATTTCATAGTATCCGTTAGGCACTTCTTTAATTTGGTAATGTCTCGATGTTTCATCAATGCGAATAGCTGTATTTACATTCGTATATACTTCAAATCCAGAACTTGAAGAGGTTTCAAATACCTGTACATCAAGCGTTTGAGTATCCATTGTTAAATCTGGAATCACATAAACTTGTTGTTCTGTTTTTTCACCCACAAAAAATGTTTTAGTTCTTTTTTCACCTTCATGTACAGGAATAGAATTGTCACCAGTGCTTGTAAGAAATTCATATACTCCACTGCCATTATCAATTCCAGTATATGCTTCTAGCGTACTAAATGTATATGAAACACCACCTGCATCAGCAGAAAAAGAGGTACCTTTAGGAAGTGTAATAGTCGTCGGCCTAACTGCGGCAGATACTAAAAGAGAAAGATTAAGAAATGCTCTTGAAGAAACCATAGAAAGAGGCACATAGCCTAACATTTCTGCATGAGATACTACAGAAGATCTTAGCTGTGCAGTATTAAGAAACGATTCGTTAAGAGCAAAGTTAGCTGTTAGACCATTTACATGTGTATTATACGCCAATACATCTAACAAATTAGAAAGACCGGCCGCCTCAAAATCATAGTCAGCAAATTCTGTTTTAGATTTCAGATAATCTTTTAATCGAGTTTTAATCGTGTTAAAATCAAGATCAGCTGATTTAATTGTAGTGGCCATTTATCTTAACCTCGTTAAATTTAATTCAATTGTATCTTCTTCATTAGTACTTAAAATTCTAAATGTTACGGACGCATTAACAGTGTTGTAGTTTCCACTAACTTGCAAATCCACATTTACAATCTTTGCGCGCGGCTCAAACATATCCACCCTTTGTATAATTTGATCTTCAAGTAAATCTAAATCAAATTCGGTATCTAAATTAAATAGAAAATTATTTAGATTACCTCCAAAGTTAGGTGCGAACGGCTTTTCAGTACTATTAGTTAATAAAATATTTTTTACCGACTGCTTAACTGCTGCAGCATCTATTTTTTTATACACATCATTGTCAGGTTTTTTTGCAAAAGACAGATCTAGATCTTTATAGACGCGTTTGCGCGCTACAACTAACGTTGAAGAGTTGATATTTCCATCTTCGATTGCAAATGAACGTACTGGCATAACTTATCTATTTATTAGTAAACTTTTACGTTTTCTTCAGTTTCATCGTTTTTAATTTCAATCAATTCATTTGTACTTTGTACAAAATTATTGAAGCGCGTTTCTATTTTATTTTTATATTGTAATTCCCAGTTAGCAGAAATTTCAGGCATAATTAAAATAACTTGGCCATTTACTGATCCATCTGGGTTATATGTGTCATAATCTAAAATAAGCTTTTCAAATTGTAAATTATCTTTCCAAAACACTGCAAGGTCAAATACTTTTTCTAAATTTGTTTGACCACTAAAATCAAGTAATTCATATACTACTGCTTGACCTAAAGTCATTTTATAATTAATGCTATTAATGTCAAGCACTTCATCCGGCGCTTTACGATATAAACCTTCAGCTACAATTAATCTAAAATCGGCAAACTCACCTTGGTGAGTATCGATCGTGCGCATCGCTTGTGCATGCATATACAAATGCTTTGCAATGTTTAGCTTTTCTGCTTCAGTTTCAATATGAGCTAATGTAACTTGATCGCCATAGCCGCCAAGAAATTTAGCTATAGTTATACCTGGTGCTAACTTAACCCGTGAAGTAATTTTTGGTTGATACTCTGGATTGTATGATTGATCTGGTAAATATATCATGTTAAGAACCTTGCAATTTGTCCGTCAGATTGACCTATACGATTTTTACCACGTCTAGGTTGTGTTTCTAAAGTTGCAGTTCTACCAATTTTAGGAGGTATTTGATTAATATATGTAGGAGATAGCTTACCTTCTGCGATTTGTGCTCCTACAAACTTCGTATTTGATGAAGTGTTTGTATCTCTCATCTTAGATCGTATTTCAGCGGTCGACAACTTACGATCAGAAACTCCACCATAATCATCATTTTTATTTAATTGTTTCTTCATAACGTCACCAGTATCGATAGTTACAATTCGTGCACCCTTACTCGACTTTGTTATATAATCTGTCATAATTACGGGCGTAGGTAATACTGTTGCCTTAGGATCTACTGCTGCAGCTGTTTCGGTTACAGTCGACATAGAACCGCCGCCCGGTCCGGGAGCGGCAGATCGATCAGCATCACCAGCTCGAGCTGCTTTACCAGTTAAGTCACCATGGAATGTAGTAGCATGCATCGATGTAGAGTTAACTCGATCAGAATAGGTAGTAGCAGTAGTAATAGTATCACCAGCTTCAATTGAGTGGCCAGTATAGTGATTATAATCATATCCAATAATATTCTCGCCTCCAATTGTACCACTATCACCTACAACTGTTAAAGAGTTAGCGCCAATATTGATATTAGGAGAAGACATTATAATTTCTTTTTCAGCGGTCATTGTTAGCGTACCACTATTAAGAAACTCTACAGATCCTTCTGTATAATTTCTTACGTTACCCTTAACAATAGTATTATGATCTCCTAACCGCGTCTCTGTGGTGACACCTAGGATATACTCAGATCTATTCTGATGCACATTTGATTCTTTATCTCGATGGACTCTTTGCTTTACAGAACCAATTACTTCTTCAGTGTTATCACCACCAACACGGACATTATAATCTCCTCCGACTTTTAGGTCAAAGTCACCAGTAACATCCATTGTTAAATTGCCATTATACGATAAGTGTGCATCGCCTTCTACAATTACTTTATCATCACCGACCGTTACTCTTACTGAATTATTTGTTGATGAAATTACACATGAACCATCTGCTCTAAACTCTACACCTGATCCAGTCTTATGCTTAAACAGCATTCGTTCATTACCAGGTGTGTCATCAATTTCTGTGACATGACCTGATATAGTTTCTCTTACTTGATTTAAAGGATATTGAGAATTAAGTTGTGGAGGAAGATCTAAATTAAGATTATGATCACCTCCTCCAATATATAAAGAATTTCGCTTAAGTCCACGTGATGCTAAGTTAGTACTAGCAACGTTAAGATAGTCGCGTTTAGGCATTACACCTGATGCATCATCAAACGCCGATTTTTCATCACTCATCGATGAGATCTCAACAGCTGTTAACTGTTTAATTTCAGGAATATCAGCCATTATGTCTTACTCCAAGTGTCATTCTTATGATCATATGTATAACCATCATTTATTAAATCTTTTCTAATTTGATTTAACTCATTGCGCTTTGCGTCTAAACGTATTGTATCGTTCTTTACTCTTGCAATAAGTTTTAATCGATCAGCGCCAGGAGAATTCTCTAATTCTTCAATCGATGACTTATTATTAACAATATCTCTTTGTAGAGATTTTAGATCGCGATCTAATTTAGAATAGCTTTTGCTATTTTGCTCAAGTTTAGCATCAGTAGGTTTAGTATCTACATCTGCCACTGATAATTCTGCAGGATCAGGTGGTATGTCAATAGTAGTTGCCGAAGGCTTTTTCACAGTTTTTGGCTTTACGTTAATCTGCTCTTCTGGCGAATAAGCTTGATGCAACGTTGATGCATCATCATATATAGATGTCTTATCATATTTACTTGCGGCATATGCACTTACATCAAATCCAGGCGCAGAAGTAGTTTTATCTATTTCTCTATAGCCTAATACTTCTCCTCCAGGATAAGCCTTATAGAATGCCTCTAAGAACTGATCAAATGATTTCCATTGCTCAGATGTAATAGATGCTGACCCGAGTGTTAGCTCTGAATTAGGAGTTCCAAACGGAACTGAGTATCCCGCAACAAATCCAATATGTATCGTATTAGCCGTAAATCCAACAGTTTCTCCTGATTCTACATCAAGGGGTCGGCCTCTTTGAATAGTACCATCTTTTTTAATAACATAATGCCAATTGATACCGTTCTTAGCTCCCTGATCAACTAAGATCTTAAGAGCATCTTCGTCAGCACCAAGTGCTTCCCATTGTTCAGCCATATGTAGCTTATGTACGTCTCTAGCATTAAGAGGAGTATCACTATGTGTCTTACTCCAGTGCACAATAGCAGTTGTGATATCACGTATACTATTTCTTAATTCAGCTTCTAGTTCTTCAGTAGTGTGCACGATCTCAAATACATATTCACCAGTAGATAAAGGAGTTGCAACTCCTTTCCAGCCAGATACAGCTGATGAAACAACATAGGGTTTGTTTGTAGGTTTAATGTTAGGACTAGCATTATTTGTAGGTTTAGTAGTTGCTGCTATGTTAGTATTACCTGATTTCTCAATGATGTTTTGAGGAGGTATAACATTTTCTGGAATTATAAGTCCTGGAGGTGTACCAGGCATAACATCACCGAATTTTTTTGCGGCAGGAATTCCTTTAATTGCGCCAAGTACTGCACCTAATATATTACCAAAACTATTACCTAATGAACCGAAAGGTAAATCACTTCCAACTGGATTACCTAAAGTACGATTTGATTTTTTAATGATAGTTTGTGCATCTTTGATTACTTCGGTTGATATATCTTTATTAATAACCGTAGTTACTTTATCCGGTGATGTTGATGTTTGTTGCAACACAAGTTTTGTTTGATTTTCTGAAACACCGATTACATCAGTTAATGCAGCTTTGATGCCAGCAGGATTTGCTGTTACAATAGTCGTATTAAGTAAACCATCTTCTGTGGTAGTATTAGTTAAAATTGAAATATTACCTTTTTCGTCTGATGTCTTTTTAACAGTAACATTTGGTACACCGTCAGTAATAATAGAAACAACCGGCTCATCAGTAACAGTTTGATTTTGTTTAGTGTTTTTCGAAAGTGTAAGAAAACCACCAAGTAACTGATTTACATCAATAGCTTTTGATCCTTGTACCGCAATTCGATTTGACTGTGCAGTCTTCGATGATGCAGTAATAAGATCAAGTGGATTTGTTTTACCTATATTTAATAGTTTAAAATTAAAATCACCTTTATCTACTGCTTGAGAATCTTGTTTTTCTTGCTGAGTAAGAAAATCTACTTTAATTTCTGTATACACTTTCTTTAGAGTAATTGTCTTACCAGTTAGTGTATAGTTATTAATATTGGTAAAGAAATTTTTACCAGCAGATTTTACAGTAACACTATTAATTTCTAGTGGTACTGCTGACAGATGTATAATATTAGTATTTTTTGCTCTTTGTATCATCTTGGTCCAACCGGCTCACTGGTCATTTTTTCGAATATTTCTTCAGCATAGTTAATACGTCTTTGTGTGCTTCCTTCTGCAGGTCGCTCATACTTCTTCTCAAATACAATTGATGCTTCACGTGGTGTATTTGCTTCGCGTAGCTCTGCTAAACCAAGATAGCTATAGCGATGTAATTCATATTTAATATATTCTAGTTGAGGATACAGTTCTTGGTAATTATATCCTCTTTCATCACAAAATAATTTTAATACGTTTAATCTATAACCTGCGGCTTCTGCAGGATTCCATTGTGCTATACCAAAAGATCCTTCTTCAGCATTCTGTGCAAGAGGATTAATATCAGTCTCAACGCCTGATCCAGATTCTGCAAGTAAATTACCTATAATTCCACAGGCCTGTTGAGGAGTAAATTCCCCACCTTCAGCTGATATAAAGAAATTAAATGCGCGCTCTGTGTTACTTCCGCCAATTAGTGTTAAAGGTTTATCTCTTCTTTCTTTTATAGACTCAATTTTTGGTATACCTCCAAGTACAAGAGGAAGCTGTGAATCTTTTCCGTCTAAAAAGATTCCATAGACTTGAGTTTGATTTTTAATACCAGTTGTTGCACCAATACCTGAAGATTGACCTTCTGTTACTGGTACTACTACTTGAGCCCATGGTAAATCAGATTGTGCAATATCAGTTTTTTCGTCACCATGTATACCGAAGATACGAATTTGCACTCTGCCCAATTGTTGAGGATCATCAATAGACATGACCTTACCAATGAACCAGCGATTATTGTCACCGTAATAATCAATCACAAGTTTTCTCCAGTGTAGTCTGCAATTTTAGTACATAATAAATTTAAATCATATTTTTCAATCTTAAACGAATGTCTCGTTGCGTATACTATATAATCGCCAGACTTCTTTTTATCTATGCCTAACTCTTTATTTTCAGCATCATCAAATGTATTCGAATCAAAGAATTTTAATCTTAATACAGTTCCTGTAGTTAAGTTACTACCAGTTATTAAAAATGGTGCACCATTAACACTAATAGATAATGGAGATTTAGCCAAATGCTTTTTAATTGCCTCTCCACATATTTGCTTATTATAATCAGATTTTTTTATTTCTTCGCCATATGATTTAAAATCACCAAATCCTTCATATAAATTACTTGACGTAATACGAGAAATAACCTTTGATCTCTGCTCGTTTAAAGTATTAGATTTGATTTTTGTATTAGTAGGAAAATTATAATTGTCTTGATTTTTTCCTAAATAATTTTTATTCTTCATCATGTCAAATACATCTTTTTTAACATCAAAATCTACGGGCTCTGGATAGCCATCAGATACATTTAGAAAATTATATCTTGCACCCACATATCCGTCTGATATTAATTGAAATAAGTTTTCCGTATTTTCTTGTTTATAAGATTCAATTACATGATATTTTGTAACATCTACTGGATTATGTATGCCTGCTTGTGAATAAACAAAGGGTCTGTCTTTATTATTTGGTTCTCTTTGTAATAAAGTTCCTAAATGATTAAGCTGCAAAAAATTGCTTGTTAAAAGAGAATACACATAATATGGCATACCATCTTTATTTGTGGCTCTTTGTTGCATCCACTTTATGGCTGCAATAGGAGTCATATTCGGCACAATAACTTTCATATTACCTTGAAATGTATCAAAGGTACCTTGCACATCTTTTTCTAAAAAGCTACTAGCGATGTTACTTATAATCGTTGCAGGAGTTCCTGTATAAGCCTTATTTACATTAATAGCATTTGAAATAAATGCATGCTCTTCAACTACATCAAGGACAATTAATTCACTACGGTCATTAGTCTTTATAGCCTTATTTATTTTTACGATACGAAACGTTTTTTCAATAACATTTTTAGTAACAGTTTCTAATTTTAGTTCTAATTTTTCTATTCCCATCATATTAATTTGTTGTACAATTGCATGAGTATCAACAAATACAAAATTACCGGTTAGATACGGTTTATCTAAATGTTCGTATATATCAATGTCAGTTATAGCAGCCGCAAGATCAATTGATGCATCATTACGATCTGTACTTAGTATAGCAGAAAGTATTGTAAACCCGCGCTGGCTATCAATAGTGCTCATTTTTTAAGCGCCTGCTTGTATGATGAAACTAAAGTATTAATAATATTAGGACGAATAACTTTGATGTTTCTTAATTTATTATTTTCTTCTGTGTACCATTCATAATTAGTTACTTCTGTAACTAACTGACCTGGTCCAATTGCTGGATCAATATCTACAATTGTATCAGATAAACTATTTGAGATATAATGATGTGCAGCATTGTATTCTTTTTCACCACTTACAATCACTATAGATTCTGTTACCGCACTAGAGTTAACAGACGTTACTGCCTCACCAGCTCTAAATGTTCCAACAGTATCCTTTAAAAGTATTTGGCCAAAATCTAAAACTCTATGTACTATGGTACCGGTAGCGCCTGAAGCAGATCCACTAACTGTTTGGCCTTCCTTAAATTTAGAAGTTATATCTGCGCGTGTAGTAAGAGTAGTATGACTAAATTCATGTTTAATTGTTTCATCTAATTCTGTTGTAGTCAAAGGCCAACCTTGCAGTCTTAGTTCATCATTAAGTAAATAAAACGTCCAATGATATATTGTAGTTCCATATAATTGAAACGATAGCTGATCAGGCCTCATACCCTCCGGAATATATCCTTTTTCATATGTTGATGCATCATCTTTAATATCATCGATAAGACTTACGTATGCCGATAAATCTTGTGTTAATACAGTTGAGGCCTCGTCACCAAATTTATATAAAACGTCGTTGAATGAATTAAAATATTGCATTCTACAGTCCTTCCTCAATATCCTTTTTATTCAGCTGTCTCATTTCAATAAATCGAAGAGTCATATCAACCTCTGAGGGATATCCTTCAGCATGAAACACTCCGCTAGTGGAATTGTATACCGTGTCGACAGCCATTAAAAAACAGTCCGGAAATTTTTGAAACTTAACTTCGTTATTTTTGTGTTTTACTTCAATACCAAAAGCGTTAGGGAATTTAAATCCAACGTTAGCGGCAATCAGTTCCGGATACATCTCTTTTCTAAAATGCTTTACTATATTTTCAATTACAATTGATTCATTACGTGATGTAGGAATCATTTTAAATGTGAAATTAAACTGTCTAATATTTACATTATTAAAAAGTACACGAGTATTAGGATTTGCCGTAACTTGTGTTATAGCTCTAACTATATTTTTACCAAAGTCTGTAGGAGTAAAACGAGTTGCTGCAACCGCTGCAGTTTCGCTTCCAATATCGATACCTGTTTTAAAGAGATCAACAATTGACGTTCCAGTTTTTCCGACAGCTCCTAGAGCGGCCGCTCCAAGAGTTTTTCCACCAGCTACAGCCGCAGAGGTATCTGCTCCAAGCACGCCTAAGTTAATAGTATTACCATAGTCGACAGCGTCATTAAACTGCATAGAAATTGGAGCAAATAAAGCAATTACTGGTGCGGTTTCACTTTGCGTATAAGTTGGCCCAGCTTGAGCTAATTTTGTTGCTTGTCTTTCTTTATCTAAGGCGGCCTGAGCCTCGATCTCTGCTTGCAATCCTGGAGCGTCGACATCGGCAACAGCCTGAGGCGCATTCATAATGCTATTAAATTCTTCTCTGAGACTACTGGCTTCTTTAACAACAAATCGAATTCTTGATTGATATGCTTCTCTATTAGATATCGGATACGATATTGTTTCTTTTGATGAGTGAAATCCAGGTTCCATTTTATGTCCTATAGATATAACTAGTTAACTCTTTCTATTTATATCAAAATATGGCATATTCAGGCAGATATCAAGTTAAGAATCCTAAGAAGTATTTAGGAGATCCAAGTGCAGTAGTTTATCGTTCTTTATGGGAACGTGCTGCATTTCAGTGGTGTGATGCAAATCCTGCTGTAAAAGGATGGTCCTCAGAAGAAGTTGTAATACCATATTACTATGATGTTGATAAAAAATACCATCGTTACTTTGTAGATCTTAAAATTGTAATGAAAGAAAAAACTATATTAGTAGAAATTAAACCAGACAAAGAAACTAAACCTCCTACTGGTCAGAGAAGAACTAAAAAATATATTAATGAAGGTTTGACTTATGTAAAGAATATGAATAAGTGGGAAGCAGCAAATGAATATGCAAGAGATAGAGGGTGGGAGTTTCAAATATGGACAGAGCATACTCTACAGGAAATGAAACTATTAACTAAACCTGTACCAGGTAAACTAAAACCTCTAAAACCTATGAAGCCGTATCGTAAAAAGTCTAAGAAAAAGATATAAATACTCGTATGGCAAGTTTATTTCAGCAGTTAGAAATCGAAGCATTCCGTAAAGGTATTACGCCGCGGACTAAAGAATCTATTCGATGGTTTCAGAAGAAAGCATCTCAAATGGGTAAGGTTAGTCGTACAGGTGTAATGCAAGATGATTCTATTGAGTTACGTAATAGACCTATCACTAAGCCGTATGGTAATATGTACATGTATTTCTATGATGCTAAGCATAAAGACACACTACCGTACTATGATGCATTTCCTTTAGTTATTCCAGTCGGTCCTGCTGCAGGCGGTTTCTATGGTCTTAACTTACATTATTTACCTTTACCTCTTAGAGCAAAGGCACTTGATGCATTACTTGGTGAAGGTAGCTTACCATCAAAGTATGTTGCACCAATGATACATAGATATTTGTTTAAGCAAGTTCGTAGTAGGTTTGCATTAGTCGATAAGCCTGAATGGGAGATTGCTACATTCTTACCAACGGCAGACTTTAGAGGCGCAACAAAGACTACAGTATATAAAGATTCTAGGAGCAAGATGTAATGTCAAGCGTAGATGAGTTAAAAGCTATTGCATCTGTAAAACTTGGTTTTGCACGACCTAATAACTTTCTTGTTACATTGCCTGATCTTGGTGGTGTATCAGGTAGAGAGCTAAATGTGTTATGCAAGTCCACGACATTACCTGGTAAACAAGTTTTGACATCAGATCGCCGTATTGGAATGGAATTTCAAAAGGTTGCATATGGATACGCCGTCGATGATGTTAGTATGACATTTTATTGTATGAATGATTATGGTGTTAAAAAATATTTTGATGCATGGAGATCTATAACAGTTGGTGAAGAACTGGGTGAATTAAAGTATAAAAATGATTATGCTAAAAGTGTTACTATACATCAGCTCAGAAAACCTCTTGTAGGTTTATCAAAAGCTATTGGTCCGCTTAGAGCAAATATAGGCATAGGTGGAGGAAGTGTTTACAGTGTAGAGTTACGAGAAGCATTTCCTACAACAATGACAGCAATTGAATTAAATAACGAATTAGATGGATTAGTTGAATTATCTGTTCAATTATCTTATACAAACTGGTATAACGCAGAAGCTTCACAAAACTTCTTAAATGCTAGTCTTTCAACACCTCTTGGTAGTGTTGATTTATTATAACTTTATAAGGAAAATGAAATGGGAAAAAAGAGATCGAGAGCTAAGCAAGTATCTAAAGGTGTTACACATCAAAATAGATGCCCACTTGCTAAAGCAAGGCGTAGAGAATGGAATGGGTCAGATGCACAGCATTATGCAAAGTTGCAAGCGTTTATGGCTGGTAAAAATGTAATGTTGACTGTTCCTAATCCTAATAAAAATGAAACGAATAAGAAATTTATTCGAGTGAATGCAAAAGAAGTGTGGAGAAATGCATAATGGCATTACCTAAACTAAACAATGATGCACCATCATACAGTTTAACTGTACCTTCTACTAAAAAGACAATTAACTATCGTCCGTTTTTAGTAAAAGAGCAGCGTAACCTTTTGATTGCACTTGAATCTAAAGATCCCAAAATGGTTTTAAATGCTGTACTAACGTGTATCGAATCTTGTTCTCCAAATATTAATGCATCAAAGCTATCTACCTTTGATGTAGATTATATCTTTACACAAATTCGTGGTAAATCTGTGGGTGAAACAACCAAAATTTTATCTGAATGTACAGAATGTGGGCATGAGCATACTATAAATCTAAATTTAGATGATATTAAAATTGACCATAAACATGTAGATAATATTATTCCTATTACCAAAGATATTAATATTGTAATGAAATATCCTACATATGATGATCTAATGAAAAATGATTCGGTATTTAATGAGGATAAAACTTCGGTTGAATTATTATTTGAAACTATTACTTCATGCATTGAAAGCGTACAAACACAAGACAATAACATTTCATTAAAAGATGAGCCAAAGGCTGAAGTTGAAACTTTTATTAATTCGTTAACAAATGAACAATTAGAAAAGCTTTCTATTTTTGTAGACTCTATGCCAAGTTTAGAACATACTATAGATTATACCTGTCAGTCTTGTGCACATAATAACTCATTAACTCTTAAGGGAATACAAGATTTTTTTTAGTGGCCCTCTCACATGAATCACTAGAAAACTATTATCGCACTAATTTTACAATGATGCAACATTTTAATTATTCATTGAACGATTTAGAAACTATGATACCCTGGGAGAGGGACATTTATATTATACTACTTAACGATCACATTAAAGAGCAAAACGAAAGACTTGCACAACAATGACAACTTTAGCTGATATTAATCAAACGCTTGCTGCAGTAGTAGATAATACTAATCGTTCTAGTAATAGCCTAGATCGCTTTATTCGTTCTATGGAACAGAAAAGGGGAGATGACCTCGAAGCTGAAAGAGAAAGAAAAGCACAAATAGTATCTGCTAAGACTAGTAATAATAATAGTAGTAGCTCATCAGACGCTGGCAAAAGTGGAAGTGGATTTTCATTACCTACTGCGCTTTTAACTGGTGCTGCATTAAAAGATTTAAGTTTAGGATTAGCAAAAGGATTACTTAAAAGAGGTTTACCCGCTGCATTGGCTACGGCCTTTGCTGACGATATCGGTAAATGGGTTAACAGCAAAACCGGATCAGCTGAATTAGGTGCTGCTGCTGAAAGAGCTACACTAGGTGGTACATTTGGCTTGCTTTTAGGTAAAAAGTTTGGCTTAATAGGCGCAGCTGTAGGTGGATTAGCAACAGAAGAAAATATAAAACAGGCTGAAAATCTAGGTAATGCAATTTTAACAAAAGTTGAGGAAGCTAGGCAAGGCATTAAGAATTGGGCTGAAAGTGAACAAGGAGCAGCGTTTGCGGAAAGGTTTGGTTCAATAGGCGAAAAATTAAGAGATTTTGCTACCAACTTGCCAGCTGCTTCCGAGGTTTTATCTCGTGTGCAAACTGGAGTTGGTGATGGATTAGAAGGATTAACAGGACTAATTGAAGAAGGTACTGATAGTGAAAAATTTCAAGAAAATATGGGAGAAGCGGCCGGTGTTTTAGGCGCTTTTGCATTTTTCTTTAGAGGTCCTATATTTAGAGTTATTAAAAGACTAGCAAAATTTAGAACTATGGCAGCCGGTATTGCTCTTGTTGCTGCATACAAAGCACTGAATGGCGATTTCACTGATGGAGATTTAACTACTGAAGACATAGGTGCAGCTGCCGGAGTAACAACAGCTTTAGCTATAGGCGCAACAAAAGCCGTACAGGCAGTACGAAGAGGTAGAAACAGTGGCGCTCGAACTGGTGCCACAACGACGGCTGCACCACCTCCATCAAATGTAATTGGCAAAGTAGACGGTAAAAATGTTGTTAGATCTAATAGTGGTAAATTAGCCTTTCAAGGCGTAGATGGAAAAGCTACAACAAACGTACTAAGTGAAGCCGAAATTAAAAAATTAAATAAGAGTAAATGGTGGAGTAAATTTCCTAGATTAACTGCATTAAAAGGAATTCCTGGAACTAGTCTATTATTTGCAGCGATTGATAGCGCTATGGCAGCATCAATTATGCTAGATGAAACAAAATCTAGAGAACAAAAAATTAGTGAATTAGGACCACTTATTGGAGGTTCAGTAGGAACCCTTGGATTTGGAGCATTAGGACTTGCTGTAGGAGGACCATTCGGTGCGACTCTTGGTGCACTAGGTGGATACTTTGGAGGTGGATATGTTGGTACTAAATTAGCTGAATATCTTTTAGGTAAAACTAGTGAATCCGACATTATGAAAAGTATAAATGCCGACGTAGAAAATTCTTCTGGGCCTGGAAAAAGAGGTGATCGAAGAAGAAATGGTCAACCGTCTGCTACTGTAAATACTCCTCGAGCTGATAGCGGTGTCGCCGGAGGAGTACAAACTATGACTGCTCAACAAACTGCAATGGCATTTAGATCTGCCGGATCTACAAATATAGGTCAAGTAGGCGATAATAATTCAAATAATACTAATGTAAGCCAATCTCAGCCTCTTGTTGTAAGTCCAGGCGGAGCCATCGACTTTAATGATATGGTAGTCGGGTCACTCGCTCATTAAAATAGAATAAGGGGACCGAAGTCCCCCTATCCGTCTTTAGTCATTGTTGCTCCAACTTTTGTCCGAATCTTATTCAGCGACAAGGCCCACATGAGGTTGGCATACCTTATTCCTATTCATCATTTGCAAGACGTGCAAAGTAGGACATTGTGTCATCATCATCCGTAGATGATACTTGTTCTGCAGTAACAGGTGCTTGTGCAGGAGCTGCGGGAGCAGGAGCCGGCTCATTCATTTGAACGGTCTGTGCCATAGTTGGTGCACCCATTGCAACTGTATCTTCACCCAACACTCGACTTAGTTTTGCTTTGAGGTCATCGTAGCTTTTGTAGTTACTTGGTTCGGTAAACTCACTGAGTGAATGTAGTTGGTTATAGACTTCTTCCAACTTGGATTCTTCTGCATCATAGAGAGCAGATGCGCTTGCAAACTCTGACTTATCATAATTACGATATCCTTCAACCTGACGGATTTTCAATTTAAAGTCTGCACCTTCCCAAAAGTCGAAAGGATTAACAGGCGTTTCATCGGCAAATGATGGCTGCATAACATCCATAATCTTATCAAAGATCTTCTTACCGAATTTATATAGTACTACACGACCTTCATTCTGTGGATTACCAGGATCTTGTACAACGAGAGCATTAACTACATAGTGTAGACGACGCTTTTGTTTACGTGCAGTTTCTTTATCTTCTTCATGTCCAGAATTCCACAGACGAGAATTAAGCTCGCCAACCGGATCTGCTTGACCAATAGAAGTAAGAGAGTTTTCAATATACCATAGACCAGTTGGACCTTTAAAGCCATGGTCCCAATAACGAACCCATGGAAGATCAGAACCTTCAGATGCTGGAAGAAAACGGAGAACAGCATAACCGTTACCGGCTTTATCTACTGTTGGTTTCCAAATACGTTCATCGTCATATGACTTCTTTTCACCACCACCGGTGGCTTCTGCTGCTTGAACTAGTTTGGAGATTTGGTCGCGATTACGCTTTAGATTTGCAAAAGACATTTATATGTTCCTTGTATTGCTGTAGTATTAACTGAAATATATTATACAACATTCATGCGTTGTTGTACACTATTATATATACCCATCATTCGAAAAACGCCGAATCAAGAGTATTACCTTTTGGCAAGAAATTAAGCTGCATTGCCTCAGCTTCAAGTTTATCTTTAATAATTGGTGAGATAAACTTTTTAACATCTTCAGGTTCAATGTTATTCTTATCGCATACATGAAGAATAGCGTCCATGTATGGTATATGAAGTTCATTCACTGTTCCTTCAATGAGTTTAGTAAACTTAGACTTAGTAAGAAATTGTTCCTCTATCATTTATCTAGTGCTTTCAATAGAATTGTATCGTCATTCAGTCTACCGTTTGGTACACTGCTCTTAGTAGTTAGAGTATCCCAAGCAATATGTATTTGTTTTACAGACTTTGTAAGGACTAAAGCTAGAAATTCATTAGGCTTACGAAGCTTGACTGTTCTACTATTAATACTATCGATATTTTTAATCGATGTACCTGAGATTTCAAAACCTCCAACACTTTGAGTAATATACTCTGTAAGCATTCGAGACTTTGTATTGAAAGTATATAGTCTGGTTTTACCGACTATTTGTACAGGATTAATAGAAGCTAATTTAAATTCACTATCTTCCTTCTTGTACTTTACTTTCGAAACTTGTTTGTCCGCAGCTTTAGGCTGTTTGACTCTTGTCTTACGTTGTGCCTTAGCTGCGGACTTAAGCTTGTCAAGATCGAGGAGCATGTCCTGACAAGCTTTTACACGGCGCTTGAGTTCTGGTTTTTTCAAGTGCGAATACCCTTCGACTGCCTGGTCACACCTAGCATGAAGAGCATCATCATAGTCTAGCAACCATCCTTCAATTAGTTGCCTTACTGGCAGAGTAGCCGAGTTAGGCAGGCCGTGCTTTTTAAACAAACTGTAAATATCAATGTCGGTCTTTTCACCTTCCATCCATTGATCTTCTAGATTAAGAAGGTCTTGCATAATGGTATTACTAATCTTGTTTTGTAGACGCTGCATTGGAGAAAGAGTAACAATATTCTTTTCTACTTTCTTCTCAAGAGCTTTCTCTTTTACGATAGCTTTGCCAGCATCGATATAGCCTTTAAATCGATTAACAAGACTGTCATGCCAATACGTCGATCTTTCATTTACTTCTTGACCTGACGTATACCAGTAACTCGTAGCGCCCATATAAGAGTGACCGAAGTTATAATCTGGATTAGCAAGGATATGCTTTGCATCGGTTTTATTGAATGTAGTACGAATAAATGATTTAGTACATTCAATTGTTTCTTTGCGATCAACTTCGTTTTGAAAGTAATATAGTACACTATCAAAACCTTTTTCGACTGGTGCTGCACCTGCGCCAGTACGGCGGCGTGCACGAATAGTTTTCTTCTTACGTTTTACTAATGGCATTATCGTTGCTCCTCGATAATAAAGTTGGGATCATTTTGAAGAAGTACCCACCGACCGTCAAAACCTTTATGGTCTTTAGGACCTTCAGTTCTAAACTCGCTGCGCAAAAGCATTGCAGGTGAACCTTTGAATGTTCCTAGGTCTTTTATAAGCCAGACTTTACCATGCTGTTGAATACGGTTTTTGCCGTGACGAGTTTTTCCAGTGAGTAGTACTTTTTCCATCATGTATATATTCTATCACAGTTTTACGCAAATGTACACAGTTAATTTCACTTCTTTGAAAATAGTTGGAACCAGGTTAAGCTGGTCAAATGTTAGTGTATGTCTATACATCCAACTTAACCAGGTTTAACGTCTCATCTTTGCTAGTTCTTCTGGGCTTTGTCCTCTGCCCACTGGAACAAGGTTGGACTTATGCATCGTTGCGATTCCAACGATGTAGTCTCCCGAGTACTCTTGTACTTTTCGCTTCCCTTGAATGGCAACAACACGGTCTGACGTTGGGACTGTTGTACTCTGCGTTGAATAGTTCGGAATACAATTGCCACTTGATTTTTCCTTATGCTTAAGTTGAGAAGGATGTAGACCCATTTTGCGAAGCCATGCATCGTGAGCAGCCTGAGCTTTTGCTTGACCCGGCTTACGGTTAGATTTACGTTTACGAGTTGAAAGCGTGGTCATTCCACGCACAAGATGCATAGTCATTTTATATCCTCACTAGTACCGTGACATTTAGCTTCCATATCTTGAATGCGATAAGAAAGATAGTTAGCTACTGTTTGAAGAAATTCTGCATCATGATCACCGCGAGCAATCATATCTTCAATCTTTCTAATCTCACCATCAAAGACTCTACATGCCATTATACGATCAGATGACATGTTACTAAAACTGGGCATTATGCCACTACCTTCTCAAAATAATCTGTAAGATCATCTAAATAAACTTCTTCGACAAATTTCGAAAGCTTAGAGAAAGTACCAGTGTACTGCCAAATAGGAAGACCGTTAATTCCTTTAGGATTAACAAGCCGGCCATTAATTCCATAATTACGACAGTCCTGAGCCAAATCAGTTACATCGTAAACATCAAGTTCGATTGTGTAAATGTTTTCCATTAGTTCCACCCATCATTTGATTCATAAGAATTTTGATCGCGAACACGATCACCATAATGCTCATTGAGGTATTTAGAACCATCAGTGTAAGCATTGATGTTGTGCGTATCGTACTCGCTACGCTCTTCTTTAGGTGTAGTGGTATAATCGCGAACTTTGAAGTTGCGCTGCATCTTAGCATTGAAACGATCGGCAGCTTCTTTAATAGCAGCCATACGCTCAGATGTAGTTGAATTCTTAGTGATAATAAATTTAGACATGGAATACTCCTCTTTTCCAATTGTTATATCTATTATACACTATTTTTTAGTAAATGTACACTAAAAAATGCGGGGATTACTGAATCAAATCAATCACATAGATTTTTTTCTTCTTCAGTTTTGTATTGCCACTCATCTGTATGACCTACAGACCATTTAGGCTCTACTTCAACAGCATAATTTTGCGTACATACCTTAAAATCTGGCTGTAAGAGCTTAGACGGAGTAAGACTTGAATCTCTAAAGATAACACGATTGTTTGGTTGAGCAGCAAATTGTCCATTATCTAATTTAATGATATTAAATGATTTGTGCTCGGGATCATGCTCAGAGTAATTGACGTCAAGTACACTTGCATCCGGATGTGCGTTGTCAATAGTAAACATATATTCACCACCGTGCATATTCTTATCTTTACCAAAGAATTCACAGCGAGCTAGAATAGGTTTTTCAATAACAGTTAAATGATAATCGAAACAATCCCAAAGCTGTAATGTATCTAAAGGAAGATTGCCATGCGGGGTTTTCCATACGAACGCCGATAGCGGAAGCTTATCATATAGTGCACCATAATCAGTTAGTAGCGTTTCGAAATAGAGAGCTTTGTATTGTGTAGATTTAACTGATATCCAAACGCCTGGTGTATATTCACCATGCCCTTTTTCTAGATCGTAAAGGTATTCTTTACGAACCATTACATCAATAGGAGGAAGAGGATGAACAAGGAATGACATTATTTTGTATAGATCTCTAAAAGTTTAGCCTCAAATGCCTCAACCTTTTGTACTCGATTAGGCCAAAGAATATATTCTTTTTCAGGATTAGCTTTTAGATTATTAAGAAGAGGTTGTACTGCATTAAATAGTGCATCTAGCTTAAGCTGGGCATCGTTAGCAGTATTGGCTATCACCTCTGCTTCACGAGCTGCATCCTGCACAACTTTTAGTTCAGTTTCATCTACTGCAGTAAAGCCAAAGTCAAAAAAATCAGACACTGATCCAACTCCTACGTTTATTTGCATAGATATTAAACAACCACCATGACAAGAATAGCCAAAAATATTGACCAGTCATAGCTGACTGTGCCATAATCCATGCAAATGGAGAAATAATTATGACATCAGCTAGTGTAACGTTTCCATTCATAGATTTATTTATACTCCAATGGCTGGGATGGAGGGGCTCGAACCCCCGACAAGGTGATTAACAGTCACCTGCTCTACCAACTGAGCTACATCCCAAATGTGGTGCTGCAACACGGACTCGAACCGCGGACCTGCTGATTACAAATCAGCTGCTCTACCAACTGAGCTACTGCAGCTTATGACAAACGATCTCGCGACCGGTTGGTGTAGATATCACAATAGCAGGTAAATCAGGATTACGATCGCGACATTCAATCTGATGCCATCTAAACCCTTCTTCTCTTTGTGCTTCTGTTGTCTTTACGAATTCCGTGTTACCTGCAAACCAAAGTGCAGAAACAAATGCTAATACAATCATGAGATTCTCCGTCTTTTTCTTCTCATCTTAGAAAAAAAGTTAACAGTTCGCTTAAAAACTATTTCTTTGATTTCTTTTCTTTTTTTACGAGCTGTCTTACTTTTATGTATACGATCTGCCTTCGTTTTCATCGACCTCTCCTAAATTTTTGGTGCCCCCAGCGAGACTCGAACTCGCACGGCCTAAGGCCCACGGATTTTAAGTCCGTTATGTCTACCATTCCATCACAGGGGCATTGGCGATTCCGGGAGGACTCGAACCCCCGACCTACTGATTAGAAGTCAGTTGCTCTATCCAGCTGAGCTACGGAACCAATAAAGTTAATTCACTCCCATATTTCATTATAAACCATATAGTAGCTATAGCAATAATCGCAAGAGCATGTCTAAACATAAATCCAACAATTGAAAAGAAGGTACCTACAACAAGCGCGCCAGCTACTGCATAAAAGAGGAGCTGTGCATATAGAGGCAGCGCCTGTTGTATCTCGATTAGTGTGGGCATTAGGAGCTCCAGTCAATCCAATTTTCAACAACTGTTGCGAACTCTTCTCGAGATGGGACTTTATAAGGACCCCATGTATTATCTAGATGATATATGTCGCCAGTTGGTGAAGTCATTTGATGCCACATCTTACGCGTGCGGTCATCAGGATCCTCATCATAGTCTCCGACATACACATAACCTTTATATTCATAGGTTGTATATTGTGGAAAATCCATTATGAAGCCTCCCTTTGACACATGTTGTCGATGTGCCGCTGAATGCGCTCATCGGTCCAGTTAGCGAAGTTTAGCGAACGAGCATAGCTCTTGCTAGTCTTCTCAGCGGTGAGGTAATACGCGTCCTCAACAAGCTGTTGTCGCATAAATTGCTTAAGTTTACCGGTAGGTACACGACCACTCCAATATCCAATTTCATCGGGGTGAGGGAATGATCCCATCCAGCAACCAGGTTGCTTTGAGAACTCTTCAGCCTCAGCACGCTGGTTGTTGATGTAGTCTTTAAGATCTTGTTCCATAATATAAGACATGATTTGCTCCTCTTTTTCAATCATTAATAATATTATACACTACTTTTATGCAAATGTACACAGTTAATTTGATAAATTATTAAAATATTTTCGAAGCTCAGTATATCCTCCAATGTGATTACCTTCACTATCGAAAATCTGTGGTACAGTTTTATATCCCTGTGACTTAAACCACTCACGATCTTTATTTTCGGTTAACCCAACATCTTCATAATCGATACCGCGTTCTGTCATTATAATCTTAGCTAACTCGCAAAACGAACAGTGAGGTCTAGAGTATATTTTCCACATTACTTCTTATTAAACCTTAACATGTAAGTTACTCCTTCATGTGAAAATGTGATGGTCGAATGTGAGTATATTGTCTTTTCGGTTTCTTTATATCTCGTTTCGGAAGTACATACATTGCGAGTAGCCACAGTAGAATTAGAATTGGCATGACCGAGCATACCACCGATAATAGCTCCAATAGCTCCACCATCTTGCTCTCCTTTAATATTATTTCCAATGATACCTCCTAGTAATGCACCTTTCAGCGTATCACCGGTTCTATCACCAGATACATTTTCATCCCTACAAACTTCGACTACGTATGGAGTTTGTACAATAACAGTTTTGTTATAATCTACAATTTCATTTGCAACTGCTGCACTAGACAGCAGGAAAAATGGTGCGATCAACAATAATTTCCGGTTCATTTCTATTTTCCTTTACTTCAATGTCTAAAGCTTCTCTCAACTCACCAATACGACGATATGCGCCTTGCAGTTGCCCCTGCAATTCCTTTACGTTATTACGTAAAATCTCAATTTCATTGCCTTGAGCTATTACAATATTGCGATAGAACTCAGCTTCTTTATCAGTCTGATCGACTGCCTTTTTTCCGATCCTGCCGTACATAGGCATCTAATATTTCCTCTTGTAATTTGTAAGCTTCCACTTCCCATGGCAAATTTAAATATTCATCATGAGTACTATACTTTACTTCGTCAAATTCCCATTCTTTTCTAACGCCTTGTTTTACATGTACCATTTCATGAAAAACTGTAGTTAATAAATCATCGCCCTTTAAGCGTCGATCGATTTCTATTTCAAATTCTCTTTTATCAATCTTTAAACAATATCCATGTGCATCATCTATCTTATTTAAGTCGATCCATATATCACAATTTTTAATTCTTGGCATGAGATAATCCCATGCAAACTCAGCAGCCTTATAGATCGTTGAACGTTGCTTAGACCGTCCACCCTTCACTACAATCATCGAACCTCTCCTCTACAGATTTAATGTGCTTACACTTGCGATACGCAATGCAATTACAATCAAAACCGGAATCAAACATCTCTACTAAATATTTATCACCTTTACTACCAATTACTGGCCATTTTATTCCAACAGCCCAGTGACCTTTAGTATTGACAATTTCTGATGGATGGCTCATGCATATTCTCCCAAATCTTTAGCAACTTGATGAGATGCATCTTCCATAACAGTCATGAGAGATGAAAGGTGACGACGCTCGTCACTTGTAAGACGAGCAATTTCGTCAAAGATGTTTTCAGTTGAACCATCCTTAGCGATATTTTTAAGAACTGATTCTAGAACCTGATAACGATACTGCATTATGAACTCCTCTTTTCATTTAATAGATATATTATACACTATTTTTAAGAGAATGTACACAGTTATTTTTACTTTTTAGGATAAATTTGTGCTCTTACGTTTTTTGAAATAGGAATCTTAAAGTCACCGTGTACATGATGAAGAATAAATTCCGTATTCTCAAACTCCTTAAACATCGCTGTCCAAATTGGTCTCCAATTACTAGACAGTCTATGATTATTCATATTCTCTCTGTCAGAATTAAGTACCAGGTCTGAATAGCTTCTAAGGTTAAAGTCAAAGATAGAATCAAATCCATACATGTGAATCCTATCTGCCTTTAGCTTACTTGCTGCATAATGTACGGCAACATGACCACAGTTAAAGTTAGTATAGTTACCAGCATATTTAGGAAGAGGAGTATAAAATTCTTTTACTTGATGTGCTACTTTTGTGTAGTAGTTAGGATGCTTATCCATCCAAATCTTAGGACGCATTCCTAGAATCCAATCACCAGGCAATACAATACTACCTTCAGTCATTGCTTTCATAAATTTAAAGTCCACAATAACCGATGCATATGTGTTAGGCACAGCAAAGGGTGGAAGATTACAGCATATCTTTAGGCCTTTTCTTTCGGCTTTCTGATATAAAACGGCCTGATCACCATTACCAACAATGTGCACAACTTTAGACATTCATCATACTCCTAATCTTATCCTTACCTTTAGCTCCAGTCCAATGTACAATCTTCTTTTTACCTGTATATCCATCTAACTCAACTTGTATCCGAAGGACATTATATTCGTTTGGTAAATCTTCGATATGACTTAACTTTGTAATAGGATTAAGCATATTATGTAACACTTCTTGATCACCTACGTTCGGGTTATCGTGCACTTCTTGACACCATTGATGAAGTATTATAGGCTTATCTATAATTCCCACTACGCCTGAATTGTGCCATACTTCTTGCCGCCGTTTTGTCCATGGCTTATCTTCAACCATTGCTAGCTTATTAGGTTTAAGTAAATTAAATACTGATTCAATATTATCACAAATTTGACAATCAGTATCAAGCCATACAGTCTTAATCGAAGGTGAGTATAACATCGCTCTTGGCTTTTTAAACCAGCCTCTTTCTTTTGTTTTACTCATATCAATAACAGCATGAAAATTATTTTTTATATATTTTAATGTGTTTTGACTTACACCAAAATTAGCAAAAACTAAAGGAGTTGAATTATGTTTCTTATAGTTTTCCACAAACCATGGAAGCATCCAGGCATTATTTTCATCGCAGCCAGTTAAGAATGCTTGGTTATACTTCTTCGACACGATACGCTTCTCCATAAGTATGCTTTGCATAACAACCATTTACATTCTGAATAGTAGTAAAACTATCACGAGCTTCTACTGGCCATGGATAATATTCCTGTAGCCATGGAAATGTATTTTTATTTAAGAATACATCTGTAGGTCTTGCAATTTCTTGTGCCTGTTTTATTAGTAACTTAGCACCTTCTGGCTTTATCAGATAACCATGTGCTCCAGGAAAATATCCTTTAGATACTAGTGGTCCAACGCCTAATACACTAGGTGTATTAAACTTACCATATGATGGTGCACCAATAGATAATACTTTATCGAATTGAATTGTTTTGGGAATATCATTTATGACAACTGCGTCATGCTCGAAAATCATATGCATTTCTTGAGTTTCTACTACATTTTTCCAAATAGAAAAATGTGAATGAAATGCTGCAGCGCAATTAGCAATGCGAGAATATGTTTCATGTAAGCCAGCAATGTTAACATTTTCTGTTAATAATTTATCGATTGGCATATCATGTGGTGTAGTAGCTTTCCATTTTTCTACTTTAATATCAAATCGTGATGCCGACTTAATACATCTATCTGCTACTTGTTGAGACTTAGCATGGTCTTCAATTGCAATAACAAAGGCTTTCATTTTAATCACTCGTTGTTGATGGTGTACCTTGAACTGTAGTATAAAACTTAGTAGTCACTCCAAGCTGAGGAATAAGCTGTCGGCACATAATAGCGTCATTAGGCCATAATCCAAATTCATCAACTAGCTTAAGCATCTTCTTAGCTCCTTCAGGTGTAATTATATATGCTGAGTTTCCGGCTAAACCTTGAGGAACAGACATATCGTCAATCCACGGCACATATGTCACTTCTTTATTAGATTTAGAAACTAGTTCTTTAAACTCTCTAGCTTTTCTCGTGGCACCTATCGGATTGTTGATACCATATATCAAAAACTTAGTACGATCTATTATAGATGTATCAAATTTAGATGTAAATTTAGAATCATGTTCTAATATTAAGTGTGACTGTGAACCAGAAGCCGTTGATCGCCACAGGGTGTAGTGGCTCACACTACATGCAACCCTGGCCTTCTGGTTAGCAGTTCTATATGCAGACTTTTTAAGACCTGTGGCAAAGTCAAGTACAGTGCCTTCCCACGGATAATTCCACTTTAAACCATATTCTTTCATCTTTGCGTCCACATCATCAGGTGTAGTAGCTGAATGTTGATATATTTTAAAATGATTACCAACAACCTCACTTGATTCCATACATATGGCAGCAGCTTTCTGAGATACTGGATGGTCTGGAATTGTGATTATTGAAGCTAGCATTTAATTTTTTTTCAATACCGTGTAGCCAACATTTTCAACGCCGCGCTCAATAATATTCCATGATGGATTATTATTACAAAAGTCTCGTAAGCATTCATATAACTCAACTAAATTACTTGACTGCGCAATACTAGTGTCATGAGCTACAATATACTTATTTACCATTTGTCCATGAATCTGTAACTCTTTTTCCATGTGATATCTTTTATGAATCGAATCTATCATAAGCATATCAACATTTTTTGTCGACATAGAACTTAAGCTGCCAGAATCTGCTTCACGAACTACTAATTCAATGCCATGGCTTTTACAATAAGGTTCTGCTAATGATTTAAGTTTAGCTCTATATTTGACATGATCAATATCAATTAATTCCATATACTTTGGTTTATACTTACCTGTCATGACTGCCGCAGCACTTCCACCTTGATGTGTACCTAATTCTTTATATGAGCTACAATCTTTCATACATTTTCTAATAGAATCATGCATTGCACAATAGTAGTCACCATGAAAGGCTTCTTGTTGAGATCTGATTTCACTGTAAAACTCTTCAACAGATGTTACATTATCTACTTTAGCTGTTAGCATTATTAATATCCTTTAACTGATTTAATAAACTATTGTCTTGTTTAGGAGGATCATTAGGCCATTCTTTATGTAAATGCAAATTCCATTCTGCAATTGGCTTATTTGTTATTCTCCAAAGAACATCAGTCGACCAGTCATCAGCAGTACGAAACATAATATGAACTAATTTAGCATTATCCGGTCTATTATCGCCAATAGTTGCATTAGGATGAGAGCCTACCTTATGCATATAACAATTCCATTCATTTGGCAATCTTTTTAATTTAAATCCTGGTAAATGAATAAACGCTGAAAAGTAGTCTTGAAATAGTCTATAGAATTTAGGAAACCCGTTTACTTCATTTACATATTCCTGGAAAGATGGCCATTCAGTCTTCATTTTTTTAAGACCTGCTTTAGAGATAACAACAACTCCTGTGTTAAATACTTCAGGTCTTTGCTTATCATCTACAGGATATTCTACACCCCATCGTTTATTACAAACCTCAGCCCATTTTTTATCAATTACACTATTGATTCCACCAGAGTTGTATATTGTTCTAAAGTATGGTTGCTTTGGTTCCGTACATATACCAGCATCTTCTCCATCTAATAGATCAAAAATATTATCTGATAACCCTTCGGTTGGAAAAACATCAACATCACATAGCATAACATTATCATAGTCATCAAATGATTCATCAACTAATGGATTGGCAGGTTCATAATATATTGGAACATCAACTACTTTACCAGCAATCGTTTTATTAAAATCAAACTTGTATTCAGCACCAATACGATCGGCATATTCTTTCATAAGCTTACAGCTGTATTCTACACCAGGCTTCATATCGCCTTTCCAGTATTGGTATATAATATTTTTCATAATTTGTTTCCTTTATATTATTCCTTTAAGAGTAAGATCATAATAATTCTCGATCTTTTCTCTTTTAGGCCCTTGAGGTGTTATTTTTGTTCGAACATGAATAAATCCCGCTTTTTCAGGATTAGGTAAGAAAGAACACTGACACCATTTCCTATGCATATATGGCTCATCCGGTCTAAAATTTGACATCTTAGCAAGTATATGCATAATACCTTCGTCTTCAAATTTATATGCTTCGTTAAATTTGTCCATCCAAGATTCATCACCACCTAAGCCGGCTCTAAGCGTTTGCCTAGTTTTTAAATTCATTTTATATATTGCTCCACCCCAGTAAGGATGGTTAAGGCTTCCGCCGTGTGGTATCATTTTACGATGTAAAGACTTTTGTACATCAGCATATAGGCCTATGCCAGGTACTTTAAATACATTTGTCATCATACCTTTTCTGGCAAACATATCAATATCAACCATAAGCACATGGTCGTAGTTATCATATTTTTTGTCTAACATATAAATTTTTTGACAAGCGCCTGTTAAATGCTCTCTAAAAGGGCGACCACGTATTAATTCATAATCTGCTTTTACAAACTCAGCGTATCTTTGCATGTTTTCAACTGAAAGCTTATCTAATTCGCGCAGTTTACCATCCATATGCTGTAGAATAATATTCTTAGACACAGTCTATAGTTCCCTTCTTATTTGCAATTTCGATTTTGCCAATAGGCGTTTCCTTCGGCGTTGAATAAACTTTATAAAAAGTGTTATGATTAAAATTAGCCATAGTTTTATAAGTAGGAATTTCATCTATGTAACAAAGCTTAGCATCATTTACATTTAATGATTTAAAGTTAGATATAACTTTTAGGTTTTTTATTCCATTAGGTGTAATCAATTTACCACTTTTATCTTCTACAAAAAATGTGCATTCAGTATGCTTGTATATAAGAGGTAGCCAATAGTAATGAAACATCTGCTGTCTACCATCAAATTTAAGTAAAATTTTCATTTTGTAGCTTCAACAACTGCAGAGTGTAAAGCACGAATTACACCGGGAGTATCGATGCTTTTGAATTCTAATACACGGCTGTCCATATACTTGTGCTGTTTTACATTCTTAAATCCTAAAGATTTAAGAGTATCTATCATCTCTTGAATACCCCAAAGATAAAGATGCTGGCCATTTTGATAAAGCAAGCCAAGTGCGCATTGCTCACGTATACTTCTATGACTATTTCCAGCTGCAGCGAATTTATGCTTAACAACATAGAATTGATGATATGATTTACAAAAGTTTTCTTCTTGTTCGGTTAGAGGTTCATCACTAACTAGCTTATTAACGAACTCATTTGGAGGCCAAACTGTACGAATAGTACCATGTGGCTTTAAAATTCTATAGCATTCTTTAAAATAATTAATCCCTTGATATTTGTATACATGTTCAATAAAATGTTCTGAGTAAATTCCATCAAATGAATTTTCTTTATACTTAGTAGGAAGATCTCTAAAGTCAACTTTATCGACACCGCTATGTGATGCAATATTTGCTGAAGTCCAATTTAAGCCTCTAGTTTTTTCTGCAGCAATTTCTAGGAATTGTCCCATATACTCATCTCCGTTTTTTCAAGTTTAGGCATAGTAAATTTAGTACGGGCAAGAAAATGATTGATTTTGCCATCAGGTTTACTATTTTTCCATTGATACGGCATTCTATTCCAATATGTATCTAATTCTACAACGTTAAATATTGGTTGTGAAAGCTGTAAGTTAATATACATTTGTTCGGTATATCTTGTATGCAATACGTAGTGATCAACTGAAGTAAAGTGTTTTCTAGCCTTTTGTCTTCCTTCACGTGACCATAATTGCAAACCGCCATTTAGATATCTAAATCTTTCATCGGGATAAAGTTTTGATTTTGGAAACATCCAATCTTTTCCAAATATATGTTTACCGTATGCAAGTATTCCTCTTTGATATAGCGGCGCATCCATTACTCTTCTCATCCATCCACTGGGCGTTCCAGTGTGAACGCCTAGCTCGTGCACCATCGCTACGTCCCCAATATCAAAATTGAAGATATTATCTTTTATTTGGGAATGCATAAGCATATCCAAGTCAACAGAAAGGATATGATCGTATTCATCATATTTAGGATCAAATATGATTTTTATTGAATCTAGACGAGGATCTAATTCTTCAAAATATCTAGTATGATCTAAAACGTATTCAGCACCACAATACTTTGCATATGCCTGCGCTGATCTTCTTCCTGCTTGAGCCCAATCTGGTAAATCAACTCCGCCTAAATCTCTATCGCCCATTTCATATGGAATATAGTATTGAAATACCAAATTTTTCATAATAAAAAACTTTCATTTATTTTAATTTAGTTTGGTTTTTATCTGCAATAGTAGCAAAGCCCATAAATGCACCTACAATGCCAGCTTGCGCAATATAGAATGTGCTTAAGAGCGTACCTAATAGTTCTAATTTAGTGTCTGGTATAATAGGACTAAGAATAACGGCAGTAAAAGCTACCATTGACCATATAGCAGTCCATGCCATATAGCGCTGTTGCTTTTGTTTACGATCTTGTCGTTCTGCTAATTTATCAGCTCTTTCAATTTCGTGCAACTTTTCCATAGCCAATAACTCTTTATCAGTAACTACACCGTCTTTATCTAAGTCAGCTTCGTTGTGTACTGACCCAGGTTCCAGTTTCTTTTGCTCCATAGTAATCCTCCGTGATTATGACTGCTATTTCTTTTGCTCTTTCATAACCACTGCGAAGAGAATTAGATCTATGACCATTCTCAACGAACCACTCAAGTGTATTTATATCAGACCCATAGTTGCTAGGCATACTAAAAGATTCAACAATTTCTTCGAATTCTGTTTTAAGACCACAAATAGTGCCAATTGATAGCATTAACGTATCCTCATTGCTCGTTCAAGTTCAGGAAATAATTCTTCTTCAATGTCATTTTGATCTGTTTGAAAAAGAATACCAATACCACCGGCGTTTTCCCACTTTATAATATTTTGTGGTCTATCGTCGATGAGAATATTTGGAAGATGATCGAGCATACTCCATGCATACTTATGCTTATTAGCAGTAAAGATACATTTTTCAACTGAAGGCATAAAGCCTTTATCTTCTAGCCATCTACGTTTCCAATAGGCAGAGTTATTATTATCACCTCTTAAAGGTGATGAACAAATACCCCAATCACCATCAGAAATTTCTTTTACGAAATTGACTATGACTTGTGATAAACAGGCGCCTGAACGTTTAGGTCCAGCGTCTTCTCGAAATGTAGGAATTTGATAGAAGAAGTCTGTGTTTGCAAGTTTGGCTAAAGCAACTTCTTTATCTTGAATGCTTTTCCAATGATCAACATCATACTTTTTTGCAAGACCTCCAAAGAAATCTGCAATCACTCCATCCATATCTAAATATAC